GGGGCCGAGAACGTCACCGAAGCGGGCGCAGTGTTTTCGTTGGCAACTGCCGTTTCAGTGGCGTTAAGGCCAGCTGCAGCCAGCCCGATTGCAACGTCTGTTGATGCCGATGGTGTCTGGGTCTGAATCCACACAGCCGCAGTCTGGTAATCCAGCGTTGCGTGGCCGTTGTGGATGTAGACCAGCCGGTACTCCACGTCACCAGCAGCAGCCTCTACGCTGCTTACGTCATCAAAGATGGTGGAGCCCGATGCCACGCTGGATTTGGTGCCGCCGATGGATAGCGCGGGGTCTGCGTTGGCTGCACCGCCACTGAGGCGGTAAACGATGTCTGTGGTCAGGATTGCCATGGTGAGTCCTTAGTTGGAAGTGGCGGTCATTTATTCGCGCCCATCAGAAAGTACAGGACGATGTGGGCGAGGATCGACAGGATGGCGTAGATAGTCATGGGGTGGTCCTGCACAAGTAGGTTCGATGCATTGTGAGAACCATCTGACAATCAGCCAAACCTTAGCGAACTACCAAATTGCTTTATTGCAGTTCGGTCTGTTTGTCTGGGTGAATTTGCGGTTGTCGGCATCTGGTCGAATACCAAAGATGCGGGTGAACTCCATCAAAGCCTTGTCTGAGCGGCCAGGATCGTGCAAATCAGCGTCTGGTCGTGCATAGCACCTGTGTAATGCCCATTGAACCAAGTGGCGGTGATGAATGCGGCCAATCTCGGGTGATTCCGTTGACTGGTCCTCAATGTTCTTGAGTGGCAACCGATATGCTTCGAGCGTAATCACGCCATCCGTGTTTGGAAGGCACCCAAGTTGCAGCGTGGTATCGGTCTGGATGGCTTCACGCGGTACATCGCTGGTGGTTCTCCAGCCTGAGTGAAGTCGGTCCTGCTCTACGCGATCGGTCAGGTACAACTCGGATTCAGTCGTTGAACCAGTTGGAGTGAACACCGCGCGGGTGATTTCAAAAATGCTGGTGTGCAGTGGGTATACCGAAGTACCGGCAGTAACTGCAATGCTGCAAACTGCTGGTGTAGATACATCATGGATCAATCGTGATCGAATGGCGGCTTCTGTTTCAGCTTCATTCAGCCAGATCGTTACCGAAGTGTCATCAGACAGATACGGTAGTGCCAGGTCATCCGAATCGACGCGGAACTGAGCAATCAGTTCTTCTAGCGTCATACGTTTCCAAACTGGTCCACGAGGCCAGTTACTTGAGCTCTAAGTTGTCCAACGTCCTTGCGCTTGTCCAGCTTCGTGCCGAAATGAATCTGCGCGTAGGAACTCAGAGCGTCTTTGTCCATGATTGCGATGGAATCTCGCATATCCTGAACGTCATCCTCGGGGTCTTTCTCGGGGGGAAGTGTTGCAACTGGTGCATCTTCTTCGCCTGGAGCGTACACGTCCAAATGCTTGAGCATCTTGCGTGCAATGTCGAACGGAACCATGCGCGACTCGCCTTGAACAAAGTGAATCCGTGTTCCATAGGTGCCGTCTTTGTACTCTGGGCGCTTACCAATGTATTTGACGGAAGTGAGTTGTGTCATGTGTTCTGTCCTTTGTCCGTCACTTGCGGATTCCGCAAGTGAGAAACCTAAAATTTGATGCGATGGAAGGGCCGAAGCCCCTCCATTTCCTACCGACTACCGATTAAGGCGCACCGGTCAGAACACCTTCAACCAACACTTCAGCGACACCAACTGCGGCATTTGCAGCGCCAGCGGTAGTCAGAATGAGGTAGTGGTCTTTTGCCAATGTGATGGGAGCTACTGCTGTGTTTGCAGCGCGGTAACGACCGCGGTGTGCAGGGTCAGGGCCGCATTGAAGTAGTCTGCATCGTCTTGCGTGGTAGTTCCATCCACTGCTTCAATACCGATGTTGGCAGTTACCAGCGCAGTGAATGCGTCGGAAACAACCGTCAAGGAGTCGATCAGCTTGAAACCTGCTGGCAAGATGCCGATACGCACCTTGTCGCCAAGACCGATGCCAGTAGCAACGTCAGAGTCAACAAATGCGCCAACGGCGTTCGTTACCAGCGGGAAGGACAGGACTGTGAGATTGCCGTAAGGCACGCCGCCGAAAGTGGCTTGATTGGCGATTTTCTTTTTCGTGATGGTTGCCATGATGGAAACTCCTAAAAATGTGGTGTATGGACAAGCGACCCGGTTAAGGGCCGCTCATGTCACTTAGGCTTGCAGCTTCACGGCGGTATCAATCGCCATCACGCCGTAGTCGGTGAACTGCTTGGCGTCACCGTGGTCAATTTCAAACCGGATCTTCGAGCGGCCATTGATTGCGCCGACCAATAGTTCCAGCTTGTCGCCGTGGTCCAGTTCCTTCTCAGAGAAGAAGAACGGATTGCCAGTCTTGACGTGCTTGCCCCATGCCTCTGCGAGTGCTTGTCCACCCAGCAGAATCGCACGGTCAACAGCGTGGGTCGTACCGAAAGCAGCGGGCACCAAGTCGGTAGCGATTTCTGTCTCGCTTGTGTAGCTGTTGCACCAGCGCAGAGAGTCACCGGAGTAGAAGCGGATTGGTTTTGGCATCTTGATAATCAGAATGCCATTCCACAAACCAGCATCGCCCATGAACAGGGGGTTGTTACCGGCCTGCTGGCTACGCGCCATCGCGTTTGCTTGAAGGGTACGGAACTGGCCGCTGTTCGATTGCAGGAACGAGGTGTACTGCTCAGAAGACACCAACAGCACGCGCAATGGGGAGTCAGCCGCCATCTTGTCGCCTTCAAAGACAACAGGAGGGGGAGGAACTGCCATGCTGTCCAATTGGGTGCGCAAAGCATCAACCAGGTCGGCGTTCATCACATCGGTCGTTGCAATGCTGATTTCATTGCCTGCGGCCTTGATCGTTTCCATGCCGGAACCGGTAGACATGAAGTGACGGTTCTTTGTAGGAGCCTTCACTGTGTTCACGGCGATTTCCGCAAAGTCAGCATCAGAAGCCTTGGGAACTGCCCATTCAATGTTGTCGTGGAAACCACGGGCACCAGCCAAGTGAGTCAGCGTCAACTGATCAGCAAGGCGGTTCATGTAGTTTTCACCCAGCGCACGGCCCAGCTTGCGCAACTCATGGGGAGTGCGTTGCTGAGTCATCGTGTCACCAGCGGAAAGCGGGTAACGCGCCTGGTTGATGCGCAAACGATCGTGGCTGAACGACATTGCACGACCCAAGCCCTCGGCATTGCGAGAGCCCATGATGGGCTTACCACCCATCGGATTGATTAAGTCAAAAGTTATCTCGTCACCGGCCATCTTTTGCAAGTCCATGCAGCGCACGATTGGCATTTCATTGCTTGATTGCTTGCGAATGGTCGATTCAGCATCAGCCTGTTGCGGGAATTTCCCGGTAAGGCGGTTGAGAGTCGTGTTTCGTTGCATGTTTGCAGCGAACAGACCAGCGGATTGCAGCTTGATAGCCTGCGGACTGCCATAGGGCAGATTGGTGGTTGCCATGTTAAAACTCCTTCAAAGGGACCAGCTACGCCATCCCGGCGTTGCTAAAAAAGGTTCAAAGAACCCGGCTCATGAGGGCCATGATCTGTTCTGGGGTTTTCCCGTCGAACTTACTCATAAGACCCACGCTTGACATCTCCATCATTGCGTTGACTTCATCGGACACTACGTTTGCGCCTGCCGGGATCTCCGACAAACTCATAGGCGGGGCTGACTGAGCCTTCGCAATAGCCGCTTGCGCAGCCGCTGCAACATTCACTTTCGGTGGTGTTGCAACCGTCTTAGTAGTAAGGACGATCACAACAACAGGCGGAACAACAGCAGCAGGAACGGCCACCATTCAAATAAGCCTTAACCCTGCTGTCTCTGGTGGTGCTACTCTCAACAGCACGACACTACCAAGCGTAACCACAACAATAACAACAGTAGGAGGAACAACAGCAGGCGGAACGGCATCAACAGGGCTTACATTTGTGGGTAATGTCTCTGGGGGAGCTACGGCAGCAGGAACCGCACTTAGCACCTTAAGCTTTAGCCCTGTTCTTAC